TCCGGTGACGACCTGTCCGAGCTCGCCGCCGCGTTCAACGATGCCCGGCGGACGAACACCACCGCGGCGGTGAACAAGTACCTGCGCTATCAGGAAGCGACCTACGACCCGTCGCGCATGCAGCTGATCGAAGGACGGACCTACCAGGCGCTCGAGCTGTCCCGGCTCGGCAACGTCCCCGGCTACCTGGTCGGCGCCCCGGCCGGGACCGGGATGACTTATTTGAACGCCGAGCAGGCAAAAAGTGACCTGGTTGACTTCGGTGCGCTGCCGCTGATCGGCTGCATCGAGCAGACGTTGTCCGGGCCGAACGTCGTGCCGCGCGGTCAATCGGTCCGGCTCGACGCCAACGCCTGGCTGCGGAACCCGTTCACGACGACGACCGGGACCGGGGCGGAACCGTCCCCGAACGACATGCAGATCGCAGACCCGACAGGTGGTCTCCCATGATCCACGCCACATTCCCGGCGATGCCCGTCACCGCCGCCGACGCCACCCCGGACGGCCGCACCGTCGCCGGGACCGCGGTCCCCTTCGGTGTCCCCGGATGGGTGTCGGACGGCCGGCAGGTGATCTTCGAACCCGGATCGATCGACGCCACCGCCCGCCCGGTGGTGCTGCGCGACCACGACCGGACCCGCCCGATCGGTGTGGTCACCGCCGCGGACGACCGCGGCGACCGGCTCGACGCCACCGCCCGCCTGTCCCGCACCCGCGACGGTGACGACGCCCTCGTGCTCGCCGCTGACGGTGCGCTCGCCATGTTCTCCGTCGGCGCCGAACCCGTCGAGCACTACACCGACGACAACGGAGTACTCCATGTCGTCGCCGCCGAATGGGCCGAACTGTCCCTGCTGACTCACGGCGCATACGGCGGCGCCCGGGTCCGAACCGTCACCGCCGCCAAGGAAGGATCCGCCATGTCCGATGCACCTGCCCCCGTCGAGCCCGACGTCCCCGACGACGACGACGACGAGACACCCGACGAAACCGAACAGGCGACCCTGCCGCTCGACCGGCCGACGCTGGTCCCGGTCACCGCCGCCGGTGTCGCCCGCCGACCAGCTGGCGACGTCACCACCCTGGCCCGGCTCGGCATGCTGCTGCAGGCGGCCCGCGGTGGCGATCGGCGCGCCGCGGAGACGGTGCGCACGGTGCTCGGCCGCTACACCGTCGAAGCCGCCCTGCAGGACGTGACGATGGTCGGGACGAACAACGTCGGCGGGATGATGCGCCCCGCGTATCAGCCGGAGATCGTCGACATCGTCTCCCACGGCGCGCCGCTCACCGAAGTGATCCGCCAAGGTGACCTGGTCCGCGGCGACTTCCCGAACAAGACGTTCCTGCAATGGACCAACACCCCCAAGGTCGGGCTGCAATCCGTTGAGAAGGAAGACATATTCTCCGGCCCCGTTGGTCTGGCCCCCGTCCAGGTGCCCGTAAAAACATGGGCAGGCGGCAACGACATCAGTCAGCAAACGCTGGATTTCGGGCCGCCGTCGTTCGTCGAGGAGTACGTCCGGGCCGCGTCGGTCGACTACGCCGCGAAGATCGAGGCGTACGCCGAGACGGCGCTGCTGGCCGCCGCCACCGCGGTGCCCACCGCGCTCGGCGATTCGTTCGTCGACGTGCTCGGCAAGATGTTCGCCGGCCTGAACCCGGCCAACGTTCCGGCCGGGCGGATGTTCCTCGCGGTGTCGTGGGACGTCGCCGCGAGTCTGATCCCGGTGACCGGGCTGGACGGCCCGGCGTTCTTCAGCATCTCGATCGACCTCGGGAACTGGATCCCGAACCCGAACGCGGGCGGTCTGCTCGTCATCGTCTGCCCGGGTTTCCCGGCCAAGACGTACCTGCTCGGCCTGACGACCGCGGCGACCTGGTACGACACGCCCGGCGTCCCGTACACGCTGCAGGCGGTCAACGTCGGCAAGCTCGGCCTGGACCTGGCCGTCTACGGCTACGGCGCGATGGGTGTCCAGTACCCGGCCGCGCTGGTCAAGACGACCGTTCCCGACGTCTGATGGCGTGGATCACGTCCGCTGACGTCACCGTCGCACTCGGCGCGTCGACGGTGATCGACACCGCCTGGCTGGACCAGGTGACCCCCGCGGCGGACGCGTGGGCGCAACGCAAACGGGCCGAAGCCGGCTACGCCGACGACGACCCGGACGTTGCGCCCTCGCCGGACGTGAAGCTCGGCGCCACCCTGTACGCCGTCGCCCTGTACCGCGAACGCGCGTCGGCGGATTCGTTCGCGTCGTTCGACGAGCTCGCCGCCGGGCCGGTCGTCGTCGGCGCCATGGGCCAAATCAAACGTCTACTCGGAATCGGGAAGGCGCAGGTCGACCGGCCGGTGTCGGTCACCGCGACCCGCCTGCGCCGCTGGCAGGTGATGTACGGGCGATGATTCCGCTGGACCTGGGCGGCGCCCGCCGCACGCTGATCGACCGGCTGACCGCCGCCGGGATCAAGGCGACCGGCGACCCGGGCGCCCTGTCGCCGGTCGTGCTGGTCGCCGCGCCGACCGTCCTCCAGGCGATCGCCGGCGGCCCACCGACGATCAACGTCGTCTTCACGATCGTCTGTCTGCACCCGCCGCCCGGCAACGAAGCGGCGCTCGACTGGCTGCTCGACACCGCGTCGGCCGTCGTCGACGAGCTCGCCCCCTGCCAGTTCTCCACCCTGTCGGGCACCTATGGCGACCCGCCGCAGCCGTCCTACACCGTCACCGTCACTGGCGAGCTCGCCACCTGCTGAAACCGAGGAACCCATGCCCACGTCCCTGCTCAAGCCGAACGACATCGAGCTCGTCTTCGCCGACGACGCCCTGTCGCTCGACACCGCCCCCGACTACAAGTGCCAGATCCAGAACGCGACCGTGACCCCGAACCCGACGTTCACCGAGGTGGCCGCGACCGGCTGCGGCCCGAAGGTCCAGTCGCTCGACCTCCCGGTGCCCGAAACGCTCGACCTGACCTGGCTGCAGGACTGGAACGCGCCCGGCGGCGGCCTGGCCAACTACTGCCGGACGAACGCCGGCGCGATCAAGTACTTCCGGTACACCCCCGACGGATCGAACCCCGACCTGGTCGTCGAAGGCCAGGTCGAGCTCGTCCCCGTCGCCCTCGGCGGCGACATGGGTGTCCCGTCGATCGCCGGGCCGGTGTCGATGGCCATCCAAGGCACCGCGGCCGTGACCACGCCCGCCCCCGCGCCGCTCACCGCGACGACCGACACCGGCGACACCGTCGCCGCGGCCTGACCGGTGGCGGCCGGATCGGTCGCCTTGCGCGACCTCGCCGGGCAGCTGCGCGACGTGCCCGATCGGGCGATCCTGCCGACCGTCAAGGCGATCAAGGCCGACGCCGTCAAGATCGGCGGGACGATGACCGGCAACGGTCGCCGGCCGCTGCGCCTGCGCGCCGTCGACCGCCAGTTCCCCGGCCGGGGGCAGGACGTCAAGGTGTGGCGCATCCAAGGGATCCCCGTCGGCCCGTGGGTGTGGGCCACCGCGGGTACCGCCGCCCACGACATCCGCCGACGCAAGCGCGGCAAGAAACGCAAGATGACCGTCCGCCATCCGGGCACATCCGGGCGCGGCGCCTGGGACCGGGTCGTGGCCCGCGCCGAGCAGATCGTTCCCGCCGTGTTCGCCGCCGAGCTCGACGACGCCCTGAGCCGCTGGTGACCTGATGGCCCGCGAAGTCAACTTCGACATCGTCGCCAAGGACAAGGCGTCCGACAAGCTCGACGACGTCGCCGACGCCGCCGCCAAGGTCGAAAAGCTCGACCCGACCGTCACCGTCGACGCCGACACCGGCGACGTTGACCACACCATTGCCGGGCTCGACGACCAGCTCGGCAAGCTGACCGACGCCGACAAGATCGTCGTGTTGGCGTTGCGGGCCGGTGCGGCGAAGTCGGAGCTGTCCGACCTGGCCACCGACCTGGCGACGATCGACCGTTCCGACCCTGATGTCGACGTGAAGTTCGACCGGTACGCCGAAGTGTCCGGCCAGCTCGACCAGCTCGAGCAGCAGATGAAGTCGATCTCGGACACGTCGCTGGACCCCGACGTCGGTGACAAGGCCCGTACCCGCCTCGAGGGGATCGGTGAGGAGGCCGGCAAGACCCAGGGTGCGGTGCATTCGATGGCCGGCAACGCCCTCGGCGACTTCGCCGCGACGACGTCGGGGATCGGGCCGCTCGGCGAGGCGATCGGGCAGCTGACCGAAACCGCGTTGGAAGGCGAAGGCGGACTCAAGGCGTTGGCGTCGGCCGGGCTCGGGCTCGGCGCGATCTCGGCCGGGATGATCATCGTCAATATGGCGATGGAGTCGTTCGCCGACGCGGCGG